ACCGTGATGTGTATATGGCGCCTGTGCGGTCCCGCTCCTATGGCATAGATGAATTTAAGCTCCACTCCGAAGAGCTTCGCGCATTCCCTCAGCCTTCTCACAAAGTCTGAGGCGTCCCTTCTGACCTCTCTGATGCTTTCCCGTTCTTCGCCTTTCCTATAGGTCAGGGTGAGGCTCCAGCAGCTATCGTCAAAATTGCAGTTGAATAGCTGCCTCAGCCTGTCCGTCCTCTGCCTGAGGTTGGACTTCTTTATTCTCTCCGGGGAGGGCTTCTGCTTCTTTGCCCTTCTCCCTTTAGGTATATAGTTCACGTTGTACCGGCTGTATTCCTTAGTTCTCCCGGCAGTAACGATCCTTTCGACTGTCAATGTGCTCTCCTAAAAATAAACGGTTTATCGAGTGCTCAAAGCCCTGCCTCCGGGCTTTCTTACACTCCGAGCTTTTCCTGCTTCGTTTCCTGTATCACGCCCTGATCCAGGGCCATCTTGATAAATCCATAGCCGACATACTCCGCGACGCTGTGATATCCGTGCTCACGCCGCCCGAAAAGGCTGAAACTCATGTCGCGGCCTTCGATGTAGGCCTTGCATAATTGGTCGTAGGTGTAGCTTTTTACGCTCTGCGAGATTGACGCTGAATTGTTAATAAGATCTCCCATGATGCTCTCCTGATTTTATTTGATAGAAAAATAGTGTCCGCCGACCTGTTTCCACGGTGTTCCATAAGGAAGGTATTCCCCACAGTCAAAGAACATAAGCGAGGGATAGCTGCGCTCTTTTAATTCCATATTGACTGCCTGGTATGTCTCCTCTGATGGATCCGCTTTATCTATCGCGCCGTTCCAGTAGGTCGAGAACTGGTACGGCTGCGCTATCACTTCAGCTATGGTGTCAGGGAAGTCCGAGTCATCCACGCGGTTCAGGATCACGTCACACACGAGTCTCTTCCCCTCAAGCGTCTGGTTTCCGGCTTCGGCCTCTACGCACTTTGCGAGCAGTTCAATCTCGTCCTCCTCTGCGATCGGCTCGATCACGGGCTCCTCATATAGGAACATGGCCGCGTTCGTTGATATGTTGTAGACTGTTACGCGGTTGACCGTCTTCGAGACTTCCGGAGCAGGCTCAGGCTTCTCGATCTGTACCGGTTCCGGTTCCTTTGCGAGTTTGATCTGCTTGTATCCGGCAGCTCCGGCGACCATACAAAAGGCCACGGCTGCGACTGTAAGTATCCACGACAGGATCATGCTTCTTTTTCTCTTGCTCATATTGTCTCCTCGTATTTTCTTCTGATGATCAGTCCCCTTTTACTATCTCCAGAAGCTCCTCATCAGAAAAACCCGCGTGCCGGTGCAGCAGTCTCAGCTCTCCGATCGTCATCGCTCCGATCCGGCCGGGCTTTAGCCTCCGCTTGTGGAGCCGGTCATAGTTGAAGCCGGTCGTTTCTGATATGGCCAGGTCGCTGCGGACTCCTGTCCGTGCGAAGGCTTTTCTGATAACATCTGCCTCCATGCTTTACGCGATCTTTTCCTTCTCTTCCTTAAAGAGCCAGTCGAGCGTATACTTTGGGAATAGTTCGCGGATCTTCTTGACCTCTGACCACTTCCACTCGGTCGCTCCGGACATCTTGTTTGTGATGCTCTTAATGTCCACGCCCAGGATCGCCGCCAGATGCGTCCGCGTCATGTCTTTCTCTTCCATTGCTTTTTCAATATTCTTGTACATTTTCCTCTCCTTCCCCGCCCTGGAAGGGCGGGATTATATAATTCAAAGATTTATCCGGAAGCAGACGGGCACCCCAAGCGCGTCGGACGCGGAGTAGTAGCCGCTAAGGCCGTACGCGACCACAATCACGCTGTAGGTGGCGGAGCCGCTGGGAGCCGATGCGGTTCCGTCTGTCCGTGTAGAAGTCGAGCTGGTCATATCTTGTCTCGTACCGGTCGGGATCCGGCCCGAATACCTCGGAAGCGTCCGGAACAAATAAACGTGTCAGGTATTCCTCCGTCTCACCGTTTTCTCCCTCGTACTCTTCCGTGTATCTGATCGTCGGGGCTATGGCTCCGCGCCATTCCGCAGGAAGAAGCTCCTCAAGGCCGTTCACGTACTTCTGAAGGTCTGAGAGCCTTATATCTCCCTCGGTGCTTCCGTTCTTATTCCAGGGCGACTCTCCAATACAGTCATGCGAATCGAGGCGGAGCCAGTCGCGTCCCCTGTCCACGATGTCGAACCGTACTTCCCAGTCGTCCGTGAGTTTTATCATGACGTACTGCCCGATCTTTGCGTCTTTTAGGTCTTTGGTGGATATTTCCGGATTGTGTGCCGCTACGTGCACCAGTTTTTTGAGGTCTTCCTCCGGGAACTGAATTTTGAGGTCTTCCTTCGGGAACTGAATGAACGCCCTCGCGTCCATATGGAGGCACGTCATAACGTCCCTCGTTTCCCCTATGATGTGAATTGATAGCTCTCCCATGATGCTTGCTCCTTCCTTTAATTGAATGCTTTCTTTGCTTCCTCTGCTTTCTTTTTGATCATCTCGGATACTTCCTCAGCGACTTTCCTGGCGTCTGCCTGCCCTTCATCGATGTGGATCTCTACCTGTGCCTGCTTTAGTTCGGCCACTTCCTTCTTCAGCTCCTCGAATTCCTCTCTCGTCACTTCGTTCATATTGGTCTCCTAAGTTCTTTTTTATATTCCCTTAGCTCTGTCAAGAGCTAAGGGAATATGGTATATATTTCCCTGTACAGGGAAATCCGCCCACGCGGATCACCCTGCCTCATTTATGATCTTGTCAGCTGTTGCCAGTCCTATGGCGAAGAGCTTCCGGACATCTTCCTCGCTCGCTCCCATTGTCATCAGCTTCTCTCTCATCTCGCGAATCTGCTCAAGTCTTTCGTTTTCCATCAATCCCTCCTTGTCCCGCTGCCAGCGGTGATGTTTGTGCGTCTTTTTCCGGTTCGAGTTTACCGCTGTGCGTAACTCTGATTATCAATATATACCTTTGGGCGTAAGCTGTCAAGAATAATTTTCTTTTGTGCGTAAATTTCTCTTGTTGTGGCTCAATAAACTGCATATAATCGAATTAGAAGGTTGTATTTAAGGGGGTGACATTATGACATTGATAGAAAAAATAGATTATTTACTTAAAAAAGAGGGGTTGAATAAAAGGCAGCTGTCGATAAAGGCTGATATTCCCTACACCACAATAGACGGCTGGTATAAAAGAGGATATGAGAACATGACGCTTTCGACGCTTAAGAAGCTCTGCCGGTTCTTTGATGTATCCATGGACTCTATGACCATTGACGAGCTCGATATCCAGCCCTATGATCCGGAGCGGATCCACACCACAAAGAGGGAGAGGGAGATCATCATGAAATACCGCCAGGCGGACGTGATAGATCAGACTTCAGTATGCCGTACACTGGGAATAGACGACCGCAGGGAAAAAGAGGGTACCTTAGGCGCATAAAATAAGGGGGAGCTATGCCGAAGGCGAAAAAATTAAAATCCGGATCGTGGAATGTGACCGTGTTCTCACATATAGAGGACGGGAAGCGTAAATATGAGTCATTTACAGCGCCGACAAAAAACGAAGCCCTTCTCATGGCTGCGGAGTTTAAGGCCGGGAAGAAAAGGAAGGCCCAGTGTGATCTCACCGTTGGGGAAGCTCTTGACGGATATATCAGGGCGAAGGACGGCGTGCTGTCTCCGAGCACTATCAGGGGATACGATAAGATGCGCCGCAATAATTACGGCAGTATAGAGAAGAAAAAGATCCGGTCGCTCACTTCTGAAGACGTGCAGCTCTTTATCTCTGATCTGGCCACTAAACATTCAGCGCGGACCGTCTCGAATGTCTACGGCCTTCTCCGGCCTGCTGTGGCTTTATATGATCCGGAGAAGTCTTTCAGGGTAACATTGCCAGCCAAAACTAAAAAGCGGCCTGTATCGGCTTCCAGCGAGGACGTGGCTGCCCTTTTGCAGGAGGCTTCGCCTGCCGTCAAGATACGGGTCGGACTTGCGATCTGCGGGATCCGCAGGGGAGAGATGTGTGCTCTGTGTTATGAGGATATAACGGACGGCGTCGCGCATATTCACCGGGACATGGTGGAGTCTAAAGATAATAAGTGGATTTTGAAAGATATCCCGAAGACTTCGGGGAGTGACAGGTTCGTGAAGCTTCCTCCGGCCGTGCTGGAGCTTATAGGCACGGGATCCGGCCGGATAGTGAAATGTAAGCCTCCGGCCGTGACTGCCAGTTTTATCCGGCTGAGGAACCGGTGCGGGATAGATAAGCGCCTCCACGACATGAGAGGCTTCTTTGCTTCTTCCGCTGCCATACTTGGTATCCCGAAAATTTACCTGGCTGATATGGGCGGCTGGGAGAGGGACAGCCGTGTGATCGAGGCCGTGTATCAGGGGAATATGGACAAAATGACAGAGCTGTATTCCGATCAGATGGCTTCCTATCTTGATAATATCGTAAAAGGTGCAGAAAATAAGGATTCAGTCACCGAAAAACCCAAAAATGCAAAACAAAATGCAAAACACAAATAAAAAAAACAGGGGGCGCGTCCACTATTTACGCACTCCCTGTTGATGTGACACGGGGGAATCGAATCCCGGTTATTTTCGTATTGAATCCTTGTTTTTCCTACGTTCCGGCCTGTATTATAGCACTTGGAACCGCTTCCTGTAAAGCCCGTAAAATCGGCATTTGGTTATGCCCGACCAAAGAAATGCAAAACAAAATGCAAAACGGTTTTTTAGGCTTTCAGAGCCTTCCTTGTCTCCTTTCCACATACTCCATCCATCTCTAGTTCAGGGTGTTTCTTCTGGTAGTCGAGAAGGGCTCCGATCGTAAGGTTTCCAGCGTCACCGTCCGTATTAAGTATGTACCCTTTTTGGTTTAATTCATACTGGAGCCATTTCACGCCTTCACCTTTATCCCCGAGCCTTATGGATTGAATCGGCTCCGGGTACGGGTTGCCCTTCTTCTGGCTTCCGTAGTTTCCATTCATGAAGAGGTCCTGCTCGAGCTTCCTCCGTTTGATCAGCGCGTCCTTGTACTGTGTTGTGGATCCCCAGTACTTCACGATGTTCTCACCGTATTCCCGGACGGTATGGCTATTCTCGGAGAGCTGCTTCATACCTCCCTTGCCTCGGTTGAACGTATACGATACAAGAGCGTCGAACATATGCTGGTTTAGTTCGATCGTAGCATATTCCGAGACGTAGCTTTCATACTTTTCCAGGTCCTTTTTCAGGGCTGCATCTACCTGTGCGTCCGTCCATACCGTGTTCTCGTTTATGGCCGGATCGAAGGTATGCCCGACGCCTATGGTGTAGTACTGCTCTCCCTTCAGCTTATAGGCTTTATTATGGACGCCCTCGCGGGCCTTGAGGAACTGTATCCCCTTGTCCGATGTCTTCATTCTGGTGTAGGTCTGAACTGCTACGGCTACGTGATGTCCTTCAGCCAGGAGGATATCTCCGGGCTTAAGGTTGTCGGCCTTTGCTGTGAACTCGCTCCCGGTCAATACGTCCACCATCCCAGTGGCCACAAGCAGGCCCTTGATCGTCCTTGTGGTTGCGGAGTTTCCACCTTTAACCAGGGCGTCCTCTTTCACTCCGGCATAGATACAGGCAAGGGTTACGAGCGCGGAGCAGTCCGTTTCGCATGGTGTCGTGACCCTGTACGGGTCATATCCGACATTCCTCGCGTAGTTCAAGAGGCTGTTCCTCTGCATCTGGTCGTATCCGATCCGGACGTTATTCGCTGCCCGGATCATACAGTCAGCGACCTTCTGGCGCATCGCGGGATCCTTGAAGCGGATCACGCAGTTCCAGGGCTTAGAATACCATGATCTGATACATACCTCTTTCCCGGTCTGATCTCCGGCAGCGCCTCCGCTTACTTTTCCGTTTTCGTCTATGCTTGCGTGTGCTAACCTTATCATATCATTTCTCCTGTTTCATCCGGTAAACCGCGCACTCTATGAGCTGGTCGAGCTGCTCCTGTGTCACTTTGATACCGTTTTCTTCCATCCAGTGGGCCACATAGGTCAATACTTCGGATTTTTTGTATTCACCGGTTTCGCTCTTCCAGGTCTGCTCTGCTGCCTTGACCGCAACCTCGACCGCATCAAACAGAGAAGCATACCGCCGATCCTGCCGGAGCGTCTTGAGGTATGGTATGACATAGACTGTAATGAGTGCAGCGCATACCGATATGACCAGTTTCAAGATGATAAATGTGATGTCATTCATCTTTGTTTTCCTCCTTTATCTTAAAAACCTTAATTATCGTGCAGCCGAGTGTTTCGACTCCACCGAAGCACCCATATACACAGGTGGTTAATGTATCATGTGATATCCCTGTGACAGTCGATACTAATAGCTCAACCGCTGTGTATACCAAAAGAACTGCGAAAGAAAAGACCATAAATTTAGTGAGGCTCGGTATTCTCCTGTGTCTGCCGATATTCCACCACAAGATAAGAAGTATCAGTAGGATCCCTATTACAATTCCAAGAAAAAAATGCACCATCTTACTTCTCCAGAAGATACTCATCTATCTTGTGTTTTTGTTCCTTCATAACCTCGATATTGTTGCCGTCAATACTGTGTTCAATTAGTACCTGAAGGCTCTCTATCATAATCTTGTCCCTGCGTTTCATTGAGATCTCGAACGATTGCAGGGCATCATCGTGTCGTTTGAAGTGTTTGTCTCCATCGTCAAGCCGTGTATGTATGCCTTTAACTTCCTCTTCGAGCCGGGTTATGCGTTCATCCTGCTTTTTGTCGGGCTCCTTGAAGCGGCCTATAACTTTAATGATCACGGCCAGAGCTGCCGACACAGCCACTATCCCCACATATACCCAGGAATAT